CCAGCTTTGGGGGCTGCTGCGACTAATAAAGATGCAACACGATCAGCTTCACTGGGTAGGACACTTAGCTGTTGCTCGTCATGAACGTAAGCACAACGTGTATAGTCAATATTATACGTAAGGCCCGCGTCGTCTAGCAACTGTTGACTAATAACAACCCAACGCTTGCTCAAAATCGCACCCGCGCTCTGAAGCAAGAAATTCAAAGAACTATGTTCTGCGCGACAAAAGATAGGGCGCCGATCTAGGCCGATCAACTGCCCTTTGTTGCGTACCTTCTGTTTTACGGCAATAATTAGTGGTTCAAGACCAGGAATAGCGTCAAGGAATTTACGACGTAGCTCACTACCAAGCTGCTTTTTTTGAGCATCAGACAACGCTGGGTTCAGACTATGACCAAGCTTCACATCGCCAGCTCCATAGATGAAGGCATAGCAAATTGTTTTTACGTCACGGCGAGAGCAGCCCACACGATCGGCGTTCTGCTGGTGAATATCGCCATTAACGACAACATCAGCGAACGCGCCTTCGTCGAAGGGGCTCAAATAGTGCCCCAACGCCCGGAGTTCTAGCCCTTCAAGGTCAGCTCCAACCATCACCATGCCTGGGTGGGGTATAAACAATTGACGTGCCCAAGGTGCACTTACGACCTGTCCCAAATTTGGACCCCGGTGCGCATTTCTCGACGTTTGTGTAGCTAACGAACAGCTGTGATGTATACAGTTATCTTGTTCAACGGTATTAAACCAGGAATTAGTACCTTCTGAGAGCTGCCCAAGATGCTTCTGTAATGTAAGCAGTTTGATGAACATCTCACACTCTTGGTGTAGCAGGTCATTGCCCTGCTGTAGGGCAACGTCACGCATCTCAGAGAGTGTTGCTTCATCAACTTTTGGCTTACCGGTTTCAGTTAGTTTTGTAAAGCGAGCATCACGATGAGTCTGCAGTGCCCAAGCAATATGTTGACGACTAGTGGGATTGAATTCAATCAGCTTTGTCATAGGAGCACCTGAGACATAGCCGTTTTTCTTGTCAGTCCTTTTAGGCGTAAAGACTTTGCCAGGAACAAAGCGGAACCGTTGCTGAATTGTGGCCTTGAGTTCGTCTACTTCAGCATTAAGTTCAGTACGTACACGTTCTGCCGCCTCACGATCAAATCGAAAGCCGGACGCTTCCTGCTCGGCCATAATCCGAGCCATAGACATTTCAAGTTCTACACAATCAAGCATCTTTGTCATCCTCTTTTTTATTAAAACCAAATGAAATAGATTTTTCTTTGAGCAATTTTTCTGCTCTTGTTTTGTGGCCAAGCTTGGCAACACTTTCCATGATTTTCAAAGTGTCTTCAGTCGTAGACCCTTTTGGCATACGAGTGTGAACTTCATTGAATAAAGGGAAGAAGATGTCAGCTGCATCTTTTACTTCATCAATGGTAAGTGGATCAGATTTTTTAGGTGTTTTGTTCATTAGATTTTTCCTTAATTTGTTTCCAGTAAGGCTCCCAGTTATGGAACCTATAGACAGCCCCATCAACATCCTCAGATTGTTTGATGAAATCAAGGGGGCACTGAGCAAGCCAGTCGTAAAATTCTTTAGGCATAATCTTTCATCCTTCTGAGCATAAGCTCATATAGTTTGAGAGTGACAAGAGTGTCTTGCTCGCAGTAAGAGAGCATCTCAGGTGTGTAGACGTCCCATGCGGCTTCATGCTTGCCAAAGTCACCTTTGAAGCAACGGAGACGATGCCCCCATGCTTCTAATGAGTGACGTCCATAAAGACGTTGAGGCATGCCTCCAGGACGTCGTTCATAGTCACGATCTTGAATATGTGGATAAAAGAGGCGACTAAGAACGAGAGTGTCTATAACTTGACCTTGATAATCAAAGTCATAGGTTTCTTTGATTAATGGTATGTCATAGCCGGCAATATTATGACCGATTAAGATATCGGCACGTTTAAGCTCCTCAACACCCAGATCAATTGATTGATCATTCTGATTATCAAACACAATGGTTTGATCAACATCATTTAGATCTCTGGCAACAATGCAGTGAATGCGTGAACCTCTGCGAAGCAGGCCAGTGCTTTCAAGGTCAAACAGTAAAGTTCGATTCATCGTTTGGTTCTGTATATTTTTCAATGTTGAAATCGTTGCTTTCAACCGGGCTTTCTGTGTAGAGGTCCTGGTTTTCGAACTGCTCTTCTTCGGCATCAAACCTCGGAGCTCGTTGATTAGTTGTGAATCGTTCATCGTTGTTTTCAAAATATGGTTCAATTGCAATTAAAAGTTCACGTGCTAGACGTGCTGCTCGACGAAATTCATCTTTGTAGTAAGGTTCCCACGCATGGGCGAGAACAATTACTTTCCTAACACCCATAAGGTGTAGTTGAAAAACAGAAGCAGAGAATGGATAACGTGTCGTATATATGACGGATCCCGCCATAGTTGTGCCACGCTTAGAAGCAGTGGCTATTGCATAGGTTACACAGTCAATTTCAACTTTGCAACTAGCAAGTACGCTACGGCCGTCTCCAATAATTTCTCGATCTCTGACAACAACAGCACCACCTGGGCAGATGGGATGGGATGAACCTGTGGCAATAGTTTTAGCTACTTCCATAAAGTATTTCTCTTTATTAGCAATGAAGCACGGATCTCCAGCAACAATAGACATCTCACATATTCAATGGTTTATTCCTATATTAGGTATGTAATCAACATAGCGCGACTACATAAATGGAATACGAAAACTTTAAAAAAGAATTCTTTGAAAATGAATTGTGGGAAAAGCGCAATGAGAAAGGGCCGTGGTTAGAACTTGCTAATTCCTTTGATGCTGTAAATAGCCCTGCGCACTACACACGGGGGAAGCAAGAAGCTATTGAAATCATTGAAGATGCAATCATTGATGCACCAACAGTGAAAGATGGAATGCTACAGGCACAGGTGCTTAAGTATTTACTGCGGCTGTGGCTGAAGGATAATCCTTGTCAGGACGCAGAAAAAGCACATTGGTATCTCAAGCGGCTAATTGAAAGCTTGAAAGAGGACATTTGACATATAGCCGGCGTTAGCCGGCCTAGCACCGTTGGAAGTAGAGGTAATTAGATCCGTTATTGTCAAGCAGATTTAAAGTTTCAAATTCTTGAGTATGATCTTTGAGAATGTCATAAACTTCCTCTGCCGATAAAACGGCATGCTTAAAGAATAAAGATATGCCTTCATTTAGATAAGGAACCTCCGGTACATACCAGGCTTGAGGAACTAAGGATTCCCAAGGCTCTTCGCAGCTAGTAATCCAGCTATTAAGCTCTTCAAGGCGCTGAGCAGTTTTAATAATATGTGCTTCGATTGCTTGAGTAGCGGGTATGTTTAATGTGTTTTGATAAAGCAGAGCGTGCTTCCACATTAATGTTCCATCACGAAGAATCAATCTACATGGGTGGACTAAATTACCAGATGGGAGAGTATAAAGGTGTTCCTTAGCTAAATGTTTAGACATTACACTTTACCTTTATTCTCTTCGTAAAACTCCAAATCTTTTGCCCAGCTATCGCCAGCAAATTCATTAAAGCATATACGTCCAATGTCTCTGAACGTATTGTGGAATAAAGTGATCTTGTCAATGTTAGACATGACTTGATCAAGTGGTGGACCATAAACAATTACGTTCCAGGTACTTGGCGAGACAGATTCAAAACCATTACCAGTGGCGCGTAGCTGCTTTACACGTTTAAAAGGAATACAGAAGGGATAATCATAGATTGCAGGGGCTGCCCGTAAGATTTCTGATGCACTAGTAAAGAATATAAAGCTTTCAATGTAATTGTTTCTATACTCTGAGACTGTTTTATTAAACCATATACGATTGTTCCTTACAGCACCTTTAGGAGCAACAAAGACATTGCCATGCCAGTGCTCTTGGAGAGGATTGATTTCAATAGATGAAACAGAAGTTGCGTCTACTAGAACCTGCTGAACTGGATCAGATGTCGGGTCATAATCAATAGAACCCATGACCAACCTAGCTCGATCAATGATCTGAGGAGTTGGGTACAGAGGTAATTTCAACCCAGAGGATTTAAGCTTATTCGCTAAATTCTGCTGCGATCGTTCGGAACTCTTCTTGGCCCCGACCTGCTTCGATTGCAAATGTTCTTGTTCCAGCATCACTAATCAGGGTAATTAATACATTTTTAGTCCAGTCATTATCGTCAACCTCTTCAAGGGTTTTACGTAGAAATTCAAGAACTTCGGCACCATTTTCATCGTTCTCAGCAACACGTATGTCTGCTTCGATATCAGATCCACTCATGTATGTAGTGGAATCATTTTGTAGATTGATAACAAGTGTGCCCGCACCCCTTGCTTCGAGACCATTCATAGCGATGTTGATTAAATCAGTGAGAATTAATTCAGCAGTCGCAGTAAGGAATTTCTGCTCCTGTGTTTTCTCATCGCCGAACTTATCTGAAGAGATTAGTTGCTGCAGTAAATCTGTACGTCGTGACATAACTCAATGACTCTTGTCTTAATTTAGTTAATTTAAAAATCTTTTGTGGGGTCTTCTGTATCATCACCATTATCAATTGGTTTACGATACATTCCAGGATCTGAAGGCTTAATTTGAGTTGAATGTCTGCCTGCTAAGAGGTCAGTCATAACAGCTTCAAATTTATCGCCAAACCCAATATCAGGATCAAGTGTAAGAGCAGCTCTTGCATCAATTTCTGCAGACTGGTCCATTTTTTCTTGAGCTTTCATAGCTTGCTCAACCATATATTCACCAACCTGCATCTTTAATGTGTGCAGTTGACAAGCTAGTTCAAAGCTTTCCAAATAGCTATCATCATCTACATAGACTCCAATGTGTTGAGGGATAAGATGAAAAGGATTACAGCAATACTTATTGCCGCAAGTAGTTTTGACTCCAGCGAAGCCAAGATCACCCCAAGTGAACCACATAGCAACACGTTGAGGATGATGCTGCGTTGATGACGAGATACCATTACGTCTCCATGCAAATTGTGGTTGTTTTGTACGAGGGTTGATGCAACCGTTCCAGTTCCAACATTCATCGGGTGCTCCAATATCTACTTGACTCCAGAATTTCAATGCTTTGGAGCGGTTCTTTTTTAATAGACGATCGATGTCAAAAGACATACGACCTTCACGAGCAGCAGCCACACACCTAGTGCATGCAGCATGGCTGTCGTACCTCATAGAGTGGGAAGAGAAGCGGCCTAACGAATGGCCTGAGTACAGGCACAGTTCACCTTCTTCAGCTGTATTAGACAACTGAAGATGCCTGCGACCATACGTATGGCCGCCCCTCTTTTTACTAGGCTGTGCTTCACTCATTAGAAATCTCCTTCAGGTTTTTTGTAGTCACCTCCGTGAGTCGGGTACTGCTCTGAACACAACGTGAGCTGATGGTTTAATTTGTATTCGTAACGTGTGCTGTTTTCAAACTTGATACGAACGAGTTTCGCTCTAGGTGTGTAGTATTCCGGTTGACCTACAACAAGTGCAGTCATACCAAATGGTGACACAATGACTCTTTGGCCGATTTCAATATCAGATGCTTTCATTTTTAAAAATATATAATCTGTTGACTTAAGTGTAATCAGAAGTCTTTTAAAATGTGATCTTCTGAGATAGGATCGTCTTTAGGTCTAGCCCAGATACGGACAGACTTTGACTTCTTACTAACAGGATCTTTTCTGCGAGTAACTTGACGTCTCCAACCCATTGTTTGAAGGACATCGGCAACACGACGTGATTCTTTTCTCCCCTGCTGACGAGGATCAAGATCAAGTGCACTGGTCAGAACTTCTGAGGCAGTGACTTCAGGTTTGTCGATACAGTAAGAGGCGATCTTTTCAGTCCATGGATCTGGATCACCAAATTCCTGAATGTAATCAGCAATCTGTGCAATCTCACCACTATTGAATTCATAGCCTTCACCTTGACGGTAAGCCTGAACGGCAGCAGCCCAAAGCATGTCGCGTTCTTCGGTGAGTTTTTTCCAAGGGATAAGGAATCCAGCGCCGATCTCAAGTGGAACAAACCGTCTGTTACCAGTGGAGTCCACTAGGAACTGGTTACGGTTAGTAGTTCCGATCATGACGAAACGACGTGTCAGTCGTTCTGGCAAACTTGCGTAAGGACGACGGACTTCATCGCAGCGCGTAGTAATGAGATTTTTAAAGTTCTCAATATTACGAGCATTGAAGAAGTGATCAATCTCAGGTAGTTCAAGCAACCAAGCAACGTGTAGTCGGTACTGCTCCTTCATGAGAGTTTCAAGAGGCGTGGTCACCTCTGCAAACAAACGGTCAGGAACAAGGCTGCGACTGAACATTGATTTACCAACACCTTGTGCACCAACTAAAATTGGAAGCCAGCTCATAGAACAGCCGGGCTTGTAGGCACGAGCGACAGCACCAATCATCATCCGCTGCATTGCCAGAGTGGCTAAGGAATGAGGATTGCCTAAGAAGACTTCGCCAATACGATCCCAATCAGCATGGGGGATGGCATGGTCAGCACACTTATCGAGGTAACGACGAATAGGGCAGTAAGAATTTTTACCCGCTGCATATTGAATAGCATTCTTGATCCTCATCTCAGGTATGAAAACACCGTGCTCACAGCTGAGCTTGGTAGTCATCAGATCAAGATCGTTGCCTTGTAATTCAACTGATTTACCAGAGTTGTCTGTGTACTCAATCGCCCCTGTAAGCTGGTTCTTACGAAGTCCTTGCAGGATGTCTTGGACTTTCTGTACGTCTCCTTCCCGCTCTTTGGCTAGGTCGTCTGACGAACGCTTGGG